ATATAATATTATATAATATATAAATATAATATAATATAATAAATGTCCCAAACAAAAATAAAATATAGAGTAACATCTAATCCTACTCATAAAATAAAACATAAATCTATAAAAAATATAGATAATTTTATAGATACTATTAATGAAAACAATCTTGAAGATGAAACTCAATATAATTATATTTTTGATGATGATGAAAACACAAAACATAAACAGAAAATAAATAAAATTAAAAAAGATTATACATCTATATTAAACTATAATTATACCTGGTTAAAAGAAGAGCGTAAAGCTGCATTTAAATTAGGTAAAGGATATGGAGCAGCAACAATAAAAGAAGAAGTTGATTCGTGTATTAATTTATTAGATGTTGTTCCTAAAATTTTTATTGATATTGGTGCTCATGTAGGAGAATATACAAAAGAAGTATTAAAACGTTATCCTAAAATAGATATTTTCTTATTTGAACCATCTTCTGAAAATAAACCTATTTTAGAAAATGAATTTTCAAAATTATCAAATGTAAATAATAATTCTTGTGCTTTGTCTAATAAAAATGGTAAGCATAAATTATATTTTGATAAATCTGGTTCTGTATTGGCATCTTTAACAAATAGAAGATTAGACCATTTTGATTCTATGGATAATATGAATAGTAGTGAAGAAATTGATGTTAAACGGTTTGATGATTTCTGGAAAACAACTAAATATAAAAATGATACTATTATTGATTATGTTAAAATTGATGTAGAAGGTCATGAACTCGATGTTTTAGAAGGGTTTGGAGACCTTATTTATAATATTCGTATTATACAATTTGAATTTGGAGGTGCTAATATTGACACCAGAACATTCTTTCAAGACTTCTGGTATTTTTTTAAAGATAAGAACTTCATTATTTATCGCATTTCTCCAATTGGAGTTATACCTGTTAAAAATTATGCGGAAAGCGATGAGTTTTTTTCAACTACAAATTATATTGCTGTCAATGATAAATTTAATACTATTGAAATAGTAGATAATTATAAAGCGAAAAATCAAAAAAAAACTAATAAACATAAACAACATAGTAAAAAACATACAAAACAACATAAAAAAACTCATAAAAATAAAGCTAAATTACCTAAACAATCTCATAAAAATAAAAAATATAAAAAGAATAAAAAATAAACTATTCATAAACTATTCAAAAACTATTCAAAAACTATTCAAAAACTATTCAAAAACTATTCAAAAACTATTCAAAAACTATTTATAAACTATTCAAAAACTATTTATAAACTATTCATAATAACTTTACTAAATTTGTTTTTAAAATTTTCAAAATCTTTTAATGATTGTAAAAGAGCATTCTTACCTAATTTTTGTTTTTGTTCTGGAGACATATTTAATATTTTATTTACACTATAATATAAATCATTAATTGTAGTTTTATAAGTTCCATAAAGAAATGTATTATAATATTTATTTTTTGTAAAATATTGCGTCCAACCATGGGGTAAAAGTTGTTTCATCGATTGACCTTTTGATGCTTTAACTAATATACCTGTTTTATCATTTTGAATTAATTCATTCATTGGTGGTGCGTTAAGAGTAACGACGACGGAGTTTGCTCGACGTCCTTCATCTATATACTGTCCCCAACCTTCAATTAAACTGGGACACATATGTACGTATGCGATAGATTGTAAAAATTGTATAACATTATAATCTAATATAGTATTTTTAGTATTACATAAATAAATAGACCCTATATTTTCAAATTGAGGTAAAAAACTTTCTTTTGTATTAGTAAGTTGCTTCCATTCTTCCCATTTCTCTAAAATAGGTTCTGGCAACTCTTTTAATTTAGGTTTTAATGATTTCCAATAATTAAATAAATTAGTATTACCTTTAGCATTATTATTTCCAGTAATTATTAAAGGATAGTTAATCTTTTTATGTATCCAGGTATTAATTAATGTGTTCGTTCCTTTCATAGGACTCGAACCCATAATATGTATAAATAAATTTGATAATTTATCTATTTTATCGACATACTTAAATTGATTATTATTACCAAACCCTACATAGTTAAAATTAGAATTAATATTAGGAATATCTAATTTATTTAATGTTTTAAGTCCTTCGCGAGTTTTACATAAAGGTATAATAGTTTTATCTTTCATTCTAGAAATATCCCAATCTTGTATATATTCTTGATTAACAAAAATATATGATTTATCCGCAGGAAATGTTTCTAACGGATATTCTAAAATGATATGTTCTATAAAAAATTGTAAATTTACTTTTTTAAATAAATTTGATTGTAATTTAGATTGTATTTTACTTTTAATATCATTATATATAACAACTTCTACTTTACCACCACATTTTTCAATAATTTCTTTAATTGTATTTGTATCAACGACAATTCCACCAACATTATCTTTGATTATAATACGTGCTGTAAATGTTTTACTTTGTTTTATAGATCTTTTACTTTGTTTTATAGATCTTTTACTTTTTTTTATAGATGTTTTACTTTTTTTTATAGATCTTTTACTTTGTTGTTTAGATGTTTTAGTTCTTGTCATATTACTTTATATTTAATATATAGACAGATTAAAAATATAGAAAAAAAATTAAAAATAAATAAAAATTGATTAATTTACATATAATTATATAAATTAAACATTTGCTCTCTACCATCTAACATTAATTTTTTAGTCTTATTACAAAGAAAAGATCAATTCGAAATGGAACACAATCAGAATAAGAATGCTCTACCATCAATTGATGTTTTATATGGTGAATTTGAAAAATATAATACTCTTCGACCACCATCTGTTTTATATTACAGCAGACTATCAAATGAAAATAAAGAAATAATTGCTTCAATTTTATCAATTGTGTCATATGCTTCCGAAAGAGGTTATATACAACGTTCGAACAAAATTAGTAATAATTTGCGTCTATTTTATGCTCGTTTATATAGAGCTGGACTTGAATGTTGTGTTCATTTTCATCCTGAGTTAAAATATAAACTTTTGAGAATTGAACTTGCTGATTTTGAGTCGTATTTATTAGAATTAGATGAAATAATGAATAATTGTTTATAAATTCTATATAAATATATAAAAAAAACGGCAGAAACTGAACAAAAGTAAAAAATTGTTTTTTTTATTTTATAGTATTAATAGTGTTTAGATAACTAATAAACAAAGTATAAATTATTTCCGCTGCCATCCCGTAATTTATATTATGTTTCTTATTTATAGAAATAAAATTTAGGTTTATACCTATTTTTTTTATTTTTTATTGTAAAATATAAAAATTGAATATAAAAACATAACTATAATTATTATTATTAATTATACAAAATAATATAAAATTGTATAAAGTGTATAATTAATTTTACAAAATGAGTGAAATAAATGATAATGATAATGATAATGATAATGATAATGATAATTATAGTAAGGATTATGAAGAAAAAAATAAAATATTAACACAAATATCAAATACAATAGATAAAAATGCGATTCATCTAATCAAACAAAATTCTATGTATGATGGTGCTTATTTATATACATTGAATCGTTATAGAAATTTATTATTAAATGAAGTTAAACAGTATAATTCAAGCTTAGATATAGATATAAATATAAATATAAATAGTTCTGTAACAACTAATTCTACTCCATTAACTATTGAAACTAAAGATGTAGATTTATATTTATTAAAGATGATGAAAGAACATTATTTTCCAGGATTAATTGAAACGTGTCAAGGTATTGCTAATATTCCTCTTATAGAACAAAAAACACCTGAATGGTTTAAAAATCGAGAAACTATGATTTCAGCGAGTGATGCTGGTTATTTTTTAAATAAATGCGGTATGTCAAGAGCGATTAGTTCATTAAAAATTAAAGTAGGACTTAAATCTTATGTTAGTTCAAGTGCCCCTCCTTTGATGCATGGTAATACATATGAAGATGTTTCCAGAGCAATTTATGAATCACGTAATAGTGTATCCGTTACAGAATATGGTATTTTAAGATCTCCTACTGATTGTATTGGTGCAAGTCCCGATGGTATTATAACTGCGTGTCATAAAGATACATATGAATGTAAGTCTAAATATGGTCGCCTTTTAGAAATTAAGAATCCGTATAGTCGTGAAATTGATACAACTGTTAAACCTGAGTATATGGTTCAAATTTTACAACAACAATATACAACTCAAATACCTATTTGCGATTTTGTAGAAACAACCATTGTTGATATTAATTGTCATGCTTATGCTTCTAATAATAAACCTTATACATCATTAGATGAAATGTTAGCTGATAAATTGGATATGGGTAATCCAAACTGGGTAAAACGTGTTAAAAATAAAAATATTCCTGTTGAAAATCTTAATAAATTTGGTAATGAAAAAGGACTTGTTATTTGGTATAAGAAAAGATATAGTGATGTTGATATCCGTCATAAATATGTATTGTATCCATTATTTGCTCCCTATGATAAAAATATTATTGAAAAATGGATGGTTGATATGAATGGAGAAAATTTTAAAGATGGATTTATACTTGTAACTAATAAATTTTGGCGGTTAGATGTTTATAGTGAAAAAACAGTTGTATATGATTCTAATATTTATGAAGGTGACTATGTTCCTAAATTATGTAAAGCTTGGGATGTTATTTGTAAATGTAAAGAAAAGGCATTGCGAGGCTATAATGTTGAAGGTTATATTGATGATTTAGAAAAAGATTCAAGTTCTGTATTTTACAATCCAAATAAAAGAGCAAAAAAGCAAAAAATTACAAATAGTGATTTAAATACATATAATCCAACAAATAGTATTGAATTGGATTTTTAATTTTAATCATTTTTTCAAGTTCAGTTCATTTCAGTTAATTTAATTTATATTTTAATTTTTTTATTTAAAATTTTGTTTTAGTTAAATTCTTATATATTTCAAAGGATAGGATAACATAGTAAATAATAAAGGTATGTTTGGTAATTTATTATATATATTATTTATAAATGAATTTCTTCTTTGTAAGTCTATCGTTTCATTAGTTTCAGGGTAATCTTTTATATCAGGTGTTATAACTGTTTCTGGTGTTATAACTGTTTCTGGTGTTATAACTGTTTCTGGTGTTATAACTGTTTCTGGTCTAATAATAACTTGGTTATTATTTATTAAGTTATTTTCAATTAGATTATTATTTATTAAATTATTATTTATTAAACTCTTATTTTTTATTAAATTAGACCATTCTGTGATGCTATAATTATTTGACATAGATAAATTACAGTTACCACAAATAGGTTTTAAATTATCTATATCAAGTGTTCCACCTTTTGATTCAGGAATATCATGACCTACTTGAAAATTAAATACATTTATTTTATTATCACACCAAGATACATAACATTTATTAGAAAATACTTCTGAATTGTGTGTAGTCCATACTAATTCTCTTATTCTTTTTGGTATGGTTTCTTTTTTTATAAGTTTATTTTTAGATTCTAATAAATCAGTTTGAGGTTTTACTTTTAATATATGTTCTTTTAAAAAAATAGTATTATAATTATTTTCAAACTTTTTTTTTTTATATTTTGTATTATTTATTATTGTATTTAGTTTAGGTATGTATTTAGTTTGATTAGTTTGATTAGTTTGATTATTTTGATTATTTTGATTAGTTTGATTAGTTTGATTAGTTTTATTAGTTTTATTAGTTTTATTATTTATTTTATTATTTATTTTATTATTTCTATATCTATAATCTAATATTGGTTTACTTTTCATAATATAATTTGGGATAATATAATTTAATGGATTTTTTAAAAATAAATGATTCATTTTAAATAATAAATATTTTTATTTTATCAAATTTAAATTTATAAATTTTTTATTTTAAATAAATATTATTATTAATTTATTTTTTTTTAAATAATATTTTTTATATTAATAATAAATTTAAATTTAATAAAATAATAATAAATAATTTTTAAAAAACTATTTTACAAAACTATATAAACTAAAACTATTTTATAAATATGCCTTCTAATAATAATAAAAAAACAAATTCTCGTTCATCTAAACAAGATTATACTATGTATGCCTTTTTAGGTCTTCTTGTTATTTTATTTGGTGCTTATTACCTTGCTACAAAAAGTAATAGTGAAACTAATACTATTGATACCTTTGAAAATGGAGAACCTAACTTACAAGCATCTAATGGTGAAGTTATTGTTGCTCTTTTTTATGCTGATTGGTGCCCTCACTGTGTTGCTTTTAAACCCGATTATAAAAAAGCAATGTCTGAATTAAATGGTAACGAACATAAAGGTAAAACTTTACGTTTTGTTATGGTCGATTGTGATAAACATAAAACACTTGCCAAAGAAAATGATGTCAGTGGTTTCCCAACTGTTAAAATTTTAAATGATGATGGTTCAAGTGAAGAATATGACGGTGAGCGCTCATTTGAAGGTTTAACCAGTTATTTTGCCTAAATATATATTATATTATATTATATTATAATATAGTTAATTTGATAATTTTAATTCATCTGAACTAATATTATAAGCAATATTAATAATATTATTAATATCGTCTTGCGTAGCATCTAATTTTATAAATGTCATTATATCACAAGGAATACTTATTGTAATTATTTTATATTTATTTTTATTAATATCTGTTTTTTCTTTTTTTTTATCAATAATACATTGTGATAATGTTCTTGCGAGTAAGCTAAAATATTGAGATATACCTATTAATTTATAATTATCTTTATTAATAATTTCTGCTTTATTAATTAAATAAAAGCCAATTATTGATAATTCATTTTCTTTATTTTTATCATTAGTATCATTTTCTTCGTTTTCTTTATTTTCTTTATTTTCTTTATTTTTATCATTAGTATCATTAGTATCATTAGTATCATTAGTATCATTAGTATCATTAGTATCATTAGTATCATTAGTATCATTAATATTATACATATTTATTACAGTATCAATTGGTAAATTATCTAATACTCCTCCGTCACAATAAATATCATTATTAATAACAATAGGTTCAAAAATAAAAGGAATTGCTATTGAAGCACTAATTGCTGTATGTATTGGTAGTTCTGGTGATGTGACATTATTTAATAATTCAAATTTATTTTTAGTTAGATTAGTAACACCAATTTGCAATTTTATATTATATTTTTCTTGTATTTGAGAAAATGTTATATTTTCATTACCTGTTTTATTTTTGATACAATTTCTAATGAATAAATTTAAATTAGTTCCTGATTCAAATCCTTTTGTATTTGTAAAATTTAATATTGAATCAACATTTATTTTTAAATAATCTTTAAAAATCATTGATTTAACAATATTATTTAATTCATTATATCTATATCCTATGGCTAATAATGACCCAAAAATAGCACCAGCACTACATCCTGTTATACTTTGTATGTTCTTTATATAGTTTTTTTCCTCAAAATATTTAAATAAGCCAATATAACTAATACCTAATAAACCACCACCAGATAATACTAAATGTTTAATATTTATAGAAGTCATTTAATATTATTTAAACTTTAAATTAGTTCTGGATACTTTATATAATTAGTAAAATAGTTTTATATTAATTTATATATAAATTAATTTAATATTATATGAAAAATATGAAAAATATTTAAAATATTAAAAATATTAAAAATATTAAAAATATGAAAAATATTAAAAATATTAAAAATATTAAAAATATTAAAAATATTAAAAATATGAAAAAAATGAAAGAAATGAAACATAGTGTAAAATAAAAATTAGATTATAATTAAAAATATAAAAAGTTATAAAATATAAAGGAAAAATATTTAAGTTAATTAAAAATTAGCTTCTTGGTTTAAAACTTCACCTCCACCAGGGACAGCTTGGCGCATACCTTCTGGTGTAGGTTCCATATCACCTATATAATTAAAAGCATCAAGAGGAGAAGCACATTGGTTTGTTTCTTGTTTAGCTGGCCAAGCACTTGGCATTTTAGCACAATCACTTTCAGGGTTATCGTATGTATAAAATTGGCGTCCAGTTCCAAGACCATTAACATCATTTAAAACCATTTTACCAACACGTCCATCAGTTACAAATTTATATTGTTCTGGGAGCATAGTTCCATTTTCAAAACCTTCTTTAGAATCAGTAATAGGGCAGGGACCACAGCAATTTAATTTACAAGCAATATCACGATGACGATCCATTAAAGCATTTGCGTTTTCTTGAAGAAAAACACGATAATGGAGAGAATTGCTAATATTATTATCAGCACGCACTAAATCATTAATAAAGTTACTTGGACGATAATCAGTAAAATGACGCCCGTCAGCCATACGAGGAGGGCATTGAAAATGTTTATTATCACTAGTCTTAAAACAAGTATCCATTTTAATATTTAATATAATTTATTATATACTATTTATTCTTTATTAATATTTTATTTTTAATTTTTTATTTTAATTAATATAATATAATATTATTTTAATTTAATTATTATTTTAATTTAATTATTATTTTAATTTAA